ATGCCGGTGCCAACCATGTTGCTGCTCATCGCCTGGGACCGACCGAATTGCGCGCGCGCGGCCGAGAAGCGTCGGTTACGGTCGGCCAGAGTCTGTATCCGCCGCGGCTGTTCCTCGATCTCGCGATTGGTGCCGGCGGCCTGCTGGCGCAGCTCGCGTTCGTGGCGCGCCAGATCGGTGGTGGAGATGCCCGCTTCGCGCAGGCGCTGGCGCAGCTCGGTCAGGCGGGTCGACTCGGCCTGGTGCTGACGCTCCAGGCGCTGGGTTTCGGTGCGGGCGCGGGCGAAGTCGCGGGCCAGCTCGCGGGTGGGCGTGCCCGCCTGTCCCATCTGGCGACCCAGCTCGGTCAGGCGCTGGCGCGCCGCCTGCAATTCGGCCTCGGTCGAGCGCAGGCCCGTCTTCAGCTGGCGGAAGCCGGCGACATCCGCCTGGGCGCGCTCGATCGCCTTCAACCGTTCGCGGGTTTCCGCCAGCGCCTGTCCCGCCCGGCCGGCGCCGGTGGTCAGGTCGCGCAGCGGCCGGCTGAAGCGGTCGCCCGCTTCGAGCAGCATCCGGATGCGGAGGGAGCGGTCCATGTCAGTCCTTGATGCCGGCGCGCGCCTTGGCGCGGTCGATCGCCCTGGCGTGCCAGGCCATCAGGTCGACCACGCCCATTCTGTCCATCGTGTCGGGGGACCAGGCGAAGACGGTCGCCACGTCCGCCATCACCTCTTCTACTCGGTCGGGTAGGCCGATCGGATTGCCGCCTTCACGGCACTCGGCAGCAAAAAATCCATCACCTCGCCGCCCAGCTGCATCAGGTCGGCCGGGTCCAGCTCCGCGCCCCTGGCGATCGTCGGCGTGGTGATGCGGGGGAGCAGGGTTTGCAGCGCCGTGACGTCCAGGCGATTGAGATCGGACAGGGACAGGCCGCGCAGGTGGCCCGAATTCGGTTTGCGGATCGTGACTTCCTGCCCCGCATCGATCAGGGTCTTTTCACCCATCATGACGGGACCGTCGAGGATGATGGTGCGGTTCGCGGGATTGCTGGACTGGGTAGCGTCGGTGTGGTCGGTCATGTCTCGATCTTTCGGGAACGATGCGGCGGCCGGGCCGCCGGGGGCGCGGGGCGGCGAGGGCCGCCCCGGCCGGATTACTGGATGGCGGCGCGGAGCTGGGCGTAGCGGTCGACGCCACCGACGCGGTAGATGCCGGCGAGCATGTCGATCTCCAGCATCTCGCGGCCGTCCCATTCCAGGCGGTAGTAGGACAGCGCCCATTTGTCCTTGAACTCGCCGCCCTCGCCGACCTTGGCCTCGCCCATGTCGATCTCGACCGGACGGCCGCGCATGGTGACGTCGACGGCGAAGACCTCGCCGGTCGTATCGTCCTGATAGGCCCCGGCGAAGCGGCGGAAGGTGCCGGCGACGCCGGGGGTGCCGAGCTGGAGGATGGCGTCGCGCATCGGCCCGCCGCAGGTCGTCTCCAGCTCCAGCTTTTCGAGGCCCATGTCGATGGTCACCTCGCCGAGCATCCCGGCCCCGCGCCATTCCTCGCCCTTCATGGCGATTTTGGGCAGGGTGACGGAGGATACCAGCCCCAGCCACGACGTACCTTCGTTGAACACGTCCATCATCTTGAGCTTGCGCGGCAGCGCCATGATTTCGACTCCTGGTCAGAGAATTGCGGGGATGGATCAGGCGGCGACGGCGGCCGCGAAGTCCTGGAAATATTCGCCGGTGATGCGCTGGTTGAGCATCAGGTTCTCGAGCGGCGGGACCGGCGTGTAGTCATAGTCGATGGTCAGTTTGCCGGCCTGGAGCGTGGCCACCGTGTTCTTGCTGGCCTCGTACCAGCACTTCCCGCCGAGCAGCTGACCGGCCGCGACCAGCTCGCGCAGCTTGCCGTTGATCGTCTCCACGATGTCCTTGACCAGGCTGGGCTTGAGCGGCTTATCGATCGCCCACATCATGCCGGCCGCGATCGTGTCGGCGATGACCTGGGCGGCGCGGGTGGCGCTTTCGAAAGCGAAGAGCGGATCGGGCGAGCAGGTGCGACAGCCCCAGAAGCGGAAGCCCTCACTGGTCCGGATCAGCGCGGTAATCTGCTTGTTGTTGAGCAGATTGGCCTCGCAGGTCGGGTCCTGGACGTCGAAGCCGACGTCGCGGGTCAGGCCCACGACGCCGTTGACCGGGACATTGGACAGCGACCGGTGCCAGCCCTGTTCCTGGTCGATCCTGGCGCGGAGGCCGAGCGCATAGGCCACCGCGAAGCCGGTGACGTTGGTGGCCGCCTTGCTGTCGAAGGCGATAAAATTGGGCCAGAGCAGCATCAGCTCGCGGCCCGAGGTGGTGGCGCGATCGGCGATGGCGCTGGCGGTGTCGTCGCCGATCGCCTTGGCATAGGCCATGGCGCGCAGCCGCTGGGCGACCACCTGGAGCGCGGTGCGGACGGGCAGCGTGTCGAGGCCCGGCGCGCCGAGGATGCGCGGCCGCACGCCGACCGACGCCTCGGCCGCCAGCAGCGCCTGCATCCCGGTCTTCACGCCATTGACGGTGGTGCCGATGACCGCCGCATTGGTGGCATTGGCGTCCGCGCCGGGTGCGACGCGGACGACGACGACGGGACAGCGGACCTGGTCGGCGATGGCGCGCAAGGATCGGGCCAGCGTGCCGGTGGTGCCGGCCGCGCCGATCGCGGCATCGATGTCGACGATCAGCGCCGGCCGGTCGAGCGGGAAGACGGCGGCATCGGCATCGGGCGCGGTCGCCACCATGCCGATGACGGCGGTGGCGACGGTGACCAGGCTGCGGGTGCCTGCGGAGACTTCGGTGATCGTGATGCCGTGCATGGATGGCTCCTATCGAGCGGTGAGGCTGCCGAACGGCAGGGAAAGGCGGGTGGCGGTCGCGGCGGGGACGTCCAGGCGGATGCCGTCCAGGACCAGGGCGTAGGTGCCGGCGGGGCCGGACGGCTGGATGGCGACGCTGGTCAGGCGCAGGCGCGGCTCCCAGCGCATCAGGGCCAGCGCGGTGGCGGCCTTCAGCCGCATCTGGCCCAGCGCGTTCATCGGCTGGTCGATCAGGTCGGGCAGGTGCGAGCCATAATCGCGGCGCGCGATGCGGGAGCCGATCGGGGTGGTCAGGATGTCGCGGATGGACTGGCGCAGATGCTCCAGCCCGTCGAGGCGGCGGCCGGTGGCGGCCGACATGCCGATCATTGCGGCGGCCCCGATACCGCGCCGCCCGCCTGGACGGCGGTGTGCTTGTGGTCCTTCAGCGACTTGCCGCCGCCCTTCACATCGGTGTCGCCGGTGATGGTGCCGGTGGCGCGCAGATCGTCTTCCACCCGGACCGGCCCCTTGATGGTCACGGGGCCGGTGATGGTCAGGCCGCCGGGCGCGTAGATCGCGGCGGTGCCACCATTCGGAAGATTGACGGTCAGGGTGTGATGGACCGGCTCGTAGTCGATCCATGCGCCGTCATCGAACGCGGCGTGGAAGCTGTCGGTGCTGGCGGGCGCGGGACGCGCGTCGAAGAAGAGGCCGCCCAGCGCCATGCCGGCGAGCATGTCGCCTTCCGGACAGATCAGCAGCACCTGCTCGCCGATCGAAGGCGGGCACCAGATCCGCGCCGAGCCGGCGCGGGGGGCGATCCAAGGGATGTCGCCGGTGACCATGTCGCCGACGCGCACGGTGCAGGTCGCCTGCGCCAGATCGACCGTCTCCACGGTGCCCAGGCGCAGGACGTCACCGATCAGCTTCTGGGGGTCGGGCGCATCCATCATGGAAGCGACCATGACGGGGAGGCGGGCCGCCCGTCGCGGGGGGTAAAGGTGTGGCGCGGCTCGCCACACCTTTTGCCTATTCGGCCGCTACCGGTTCGGGTCGGTCGATGATGACGCCCAGGTCCATCTTCACCGCGACGCCACGCGCCACCTGGGCGACGCGATCGGCGGTCGCGGCCTGGTCATAGTCGCCGTCCTTCAGACAGGCGTTGATGGTCCGCTTATGGACCAGCTTGCCCGCCGTAAAGGTGACGGGGACGGTGCGGGTGTCGCGATCGTAGGGGCCGATTTCGGTCTGCATGGGGCTTCCTTTCAGGCGGGCCAGTGGTGGTCGGTGGTGATGTCGAGCGCGTCGAGGCCGCGCGCGGACAGGGTGGCGATCGTCGCCTCCAGGGCATTGGAGGCGGCGCGGATGGCGTCGATCCGGTGGCGGCGATCGATCGCGGCATTGGCGATGGCATTGGCGGCCGGGTCGCCGTCCGCGCCAGCGCTGGACGCCAGCGCGGCCATGGCGATGGCGGCGCTGTCATTGGCCTGCTGGACCAGCGAGGCGGTGGCGAGGATGCGGCGTGCGGCCTCGACCTTCACGCCTTGGACGGCGATGGCGCGGCGCTGCTCGATCGTGACGGTCGGCTGGACCGCGACCGGCCGGCCGCGCTTCACGGTGATGGTCAGGCCGGCGGTGCGCGCCTGGAGCAGCGCCGCATGATCCTCGGCGCTGACCGCGATGGCATCGGCCGGCAAATCGGCGTGCAGGCGCGCGTCGAGGAAGGCGTCGCGGGCGGGGCTGTAGTGGATCGACATGGGGGGTCCTATCGGCCGATGGCGAAGATCTTGGGCGCGGTGGCGGCGCTGTCGTTGGGGTTGCCCGAGCGCTGGCGAAAGACGGTGCAGCCGTCCGTCGCGGGATCGCCGACCAGCTGGAACCAGCTGTCGCCGCGATCGGTCGCGGCATCGATCTGGGTCGAGGGGAAGGCCTGAAAGCAGGCATTGGGGAAGGTGATCGGCCATCGCACGAAGACGGACGCCTCCGTGCCCGCCGACTGATAGGGGCCGGTAACCCATTGCAGGATCAGCCCGCCGGGCAGCACCTGATAGCCATTGGCCTGGTGCGAGGCATTGCTGAAAGCCCCGGCGATATCGGCCGCGCCGTGGCTGTGGGCCGAGGGCGGGTAGCTACCCGGCCGATCGAGCAGATTGCCCCAGCGCCGCAGGTCATCCGCATGCCAGCCATCGAGCAGGTCTGAATCCAAGCCGCTGCCGGCACCATCATTGACGGCGCTCCAGGCGGTGCCGCCATTGATGGTCAGTCCGGCCCTGGGCAGGTCATAGCCACCGGGACCGCAGAACAGATGGCGCGTCTTGTCGCCATTCAGGAAGATGACGCCGGTCCCGTCCCCCCGGCTGGCGGTGAGATCGCGCGCGTCGACATTGCCGGTGAAGGTCGCGCCGGACAGCAGTGCGAAATCCGATGCCTGGCGGCCATCGAGCAAGTCGGCATCCAGGCCAGAGCCCGCGCCGTCGTTGCTGGAGCGCCAGACGTCGGCGATGTGGCCGTCGAAGACGACATTGCCGTGATCGGTGGCATCGACGGTGAC